NTCGTTTAAGAGTTTCTTCTAAATTGGGCATTTTATCCTCCCGCCTGTTTTTTATAAAGCGCAGGAGCCCCTGCCGCCCTCTCTTGTATTGATGCTCCCAAACTTGGACCCCATGGCGTAAAGTAGGGGAATCCTCCCCATCCAGCACTTCCACCCTTGGCAACCGGAATCGGACCAGCACCGCCCGCGGTATCAAAATAACCACTGTAAAATCCCATAGGGCCTCCACCGGGTACAGTAGCCGCCATCCGCGCTTCCGGCGAATACCGCCATTTTTCTTCAGCCGCCACCCTTATCTGCTCTAATTTATTCTCCATTTCTGCCATTTTCATACGTTCCGTTGCAGCAAGTTCTGCCTCAGCCATTCCCTTCTTCCTCAAACTTTCAATTTCCTGCTGAAGAAGCTGAACGCCCAGACTTCTAAAGTTGGCAAGTTGGCTGATGTCAAACTGCCCTGCCTGTATCATCCTGTCAGTTAATCTCATTGTAGCGTCCCATTGCTTACCTACATCTAATTTGCCTATCTCCATGATAGCACCAGCTAGTTGCTGTCTCTGTGCCGCCTGGCGCTGTGCGGATTGCAATAGGATAGGCGCAATGGCCTGCTGAGTGGCTAGGGTGCCAGCTCGCTGTGCCTCGCTAAGCATGGCGGCCTCTGGCGTGCCGGCAGTCCTTCCCATGCGCATAGCGCGACTTTGCGCGCGGGCAATAGCAGCGGCAGTCTGCTCACCCCCAACTCCTGTCAAAGTCTGTATGGCCTGTTGTTCCTCTGGCGATAGACCAGTGGGGGCAAGGAGTTGCTCCAATCGGGGCATAATCTGACCGTAAAGTTCAGGAACGGCTTCCATACCAGGGGTAGGAGTCCTAGGAAGGGGTTGCTGTAAAAGTTCTGTTGGGGTCGTAGCGCCGTAAGGAATGGGGAGATATTGCCCGCGCTGTTCCCAGGGCATTATTGTTCCGGGCCGATCTGGGGGTCTTTGTCCCATGGGATACCCCCCTGCCGTCTGCTTGGACGGCCTCTGGGTCAGCAGTTGTGTCTGTCGGAGATACTCATCAGGATTATAAGGGTTTGCCATACAGCCTCCTATAACGGTTTCAATTTGGAATACCGCACCTTGATTCCATGAATCAGAAACGGATTCCTGTCGGCGGTAATGGAAAATTTAAAGTCTATCCAGTTTCCCTTGGGAGCGGTAGCGACGCCGCTCTGCCCCAAGTTTACTTTAGCAGAATAAAGCCTATCCGTCCCAGTGACGACGATTGTTGTTATTATTACGTCTTTTGTGGTATCGTCCAAAGAGTCTATCCGGTACGAAACCGGCATCCTAAAATCATCATAACCTGTCCCTGTATCCCATCTGTCTTCGGGGGTGGGATAAAAGTCCACATACAGCGTCTCAAAAATTTTCATGGCGCTGGAGTCGCCCATATTCAATTTATTGGTGCGAAATGACGCGGTGTAGGAAGATTCGTGGAGATCCGAACCCGCTGTCAGCCCCCCTTCGTATCCGAAAATATAAATGTAACCATTGCTGTTTGAGTTCCCAAAGTGCATAGGTTGCTCATTTAACACCGTGCCGCTGTAATTTGCAAAAGAAGAAATGTTCAAGTTGTCAAACTGAGTCCAAACGCCGTCTCCCTCATAAACCAAAATGGCGTTGTTATCCACAAAGGATGTCCCGCTGTTTAGAACGTAAGAAAACCAGTATCGTCCCTTATGCTGAAAAGCGACAAAATTCCGTCTGCCGAGGCGCCCCTGTTTCGCAAGGCGGGCCTGGCTGCCGATTTTCTTTGCCAAAGCGTCTATATTCTGCGAGATTGGCCGTATCCCCCCTCCCGACAATTCATAAAAACCGTCAAAGCCCAGCCATATCATGCGCCCGTCATCCATGTGAACGACGCTTCTTTCAGCGGCACAGCCTACCCCCCCGTTTAAAAGCCTGACAATGAGATCATCCTGATCAAAGCCGTACATTGCCCATAGGCTGTCCAGTTTACCGATGATATAAACATCATTGTAGATTCCCATGAGGCAGGAAATATCCAAAATATCATCCACTCCCCCGATACTCCACGTCATGGGTGAAGTGGACTGCGCGCCAGTCGTCCAGTCGAGGCCATTCAGCTCTCCCGACATATAGAGAGAGGAACCCGCCGCTGACACGCCGGAAACCAAAATCCTGTTGCGGAAAGTATCAACTAAACTGCCACCGGGCGCATCAGGATGAAAAGCGAAAGCGTTGCCTGATGTATAACTGAAGGGAGTGGTTCCCCCTCCCACGCCCCATAGTCTCCCCATAGTGATAACGCCCCTCAAAGCGGTAGTAGAATTAAAGGTAATACCACTTATCACACTACAGGTAAGAGGCGCATTGCCGGAGCATAAATGCAATGCGTCCGTGCTTCTTGCCACCATCCTGCGGTCCCCGTCGCTCTCAAGGAAGTCCCAAAGATTTTCAATGGTGGAACTGCCCCTGACTACGGTAGAATTGGCGGCTGCCGACCTCTCCCTCCCGACGACTGACCCCCGTCTTTCAGTAAAATAGACATTTTTGACTTCCTGGACGCAACCTATATCCTTTTTCCCCATTAAGCCCGTAACATACGTTTCGCTTAGCACCCACCCGCAAGAAAAATCGTCTATCGCCAAAACTTCCCTTTGCAAACCGTGTCCAAATTTAGACATCATAAGTCCCAGCAAAAAGAGCAGTATCAATGTCCTTCTCACTGCCCCCTGTCTCCCCTTAACTGCGGCTTAAAATTGGGCGAGGTATTGAGCACGGAAATAGCTATCTGCTTGCCCAAAATGTATTCATTGTAATAAGCGTTTGCCAATTCCGTCTCGCTTAATATCAGCCATCCTCTATATGCGCCGTAAAAACTCAGCAAATGATGGTAGGAATAAAGTTCCCTAAAGCCGTTGAAAGGAATACTCGTAGCGCCTGTTAAAGCATTAGACTGAACGTAGAAAAAAATGTTTGCCGTACCCGTCGAGCCATTCACAGGAGTAGGAGAAAACCCGATAATCGTCTGCGTTGTCCGCCTGATAAAGTAACTGCTGGGAGTACCTTCCCTGTCCTCCCACCTAGTCTGGTCACTGTCCAATCCTCCCAGAGAAGTCTCATCCAGCGCTCTACCATCGTAAGTCACGCGATATGCTTGCAGAAAAGTCGTGGGCAGGGTATACTCGTAAACCTCGCTTGTAGTTACGATAGTATAAGACGATGTCAAAGGCAAAACCGTGGCTATAAAATCTGTCTGCCCGTCATTGAAAAATCTGAGCAACTCCGCATCGCTGAAAAGGTTGTTAAAAGTAGTGGCAGTGCCGGTAGAATCTCTGAGATAGAAACGGGTACGGGTAGTAAGATTGTCTACGTTAAGGGCGGATAATGAGAGGGGGACAAAAAGTAAGAAAAAAAAAAGTTCTAATCATCGCCGTCGTCTCCTGAATCGTGCCAAATGGCGGTCTTTATTGTAGCCGTGGTCACATTGCCGTCTGTTGCCAAAGCATACCAGGGTGCCTCAGAATAGTCATTAAAATAAGTCATATTGACGAATACGCTTGTGCTCAACACAAGGTTTATAGTGGTGGAATTGCAACTTGTCATGTTAGACGTGGAAAGGCAAACATCAAAATAGGGATGAGTATCAAAGCCGGTAAGTTGTATGAATATTCTCCGGCGATCTTCGTCCTCCGCATCAAGCAATGTGGCAGTCCCCGAAGACACTTGATGGGTGGCGAGTTCAATAGTAGCGCCATGATTTTCAAAAATTGCGTCAGAATGCTCGCCGGCGCTACGAGGAAAGGCTTGCAGAGAAACGACGGCGCAAAGAAGGATTCCCGCGCCTAAAAATTTGAAAAAAAAAGAGTTTTCAGTCATTGCTTGAAAAAGACACCTCGCACCATTTATCTCTTGTGGCATTGTACATCAGGTGTATAATATCCGATTGTTTATCTAAAGCCCTTGTGCTTGCCCCGAGTTCCAATTCGGAGTCCGCCAGCGTGTCATCATCCTGCAAGACTATACTATGAGTCGAAAAATTCTGTAAATACAGATGTTGGCCGTCGGCGTAAGAGCTGCCTGTGGAAATTGAGGGAGTGGCGGTTATATTCATTGCCAAACCACTACCCACGATGTAGCCCGTAGACTTTAAAACTATGTAAGAACTAGTAGGGATAATCTCCGAAGATGTCGCTATATTCGTCAAGACAACTTTGGAGGAAATCTCTATTTTCAGATTGGCACTGGTAGTCGCGGTAAGCGTACCGATGCTGCCCGCGGTCAGGGTAGCATCATCCGCCGCAAGCGTATCAATATTGGCCGTTCCGTCAAGGTGTAAATCTTTCCACTCCAAAGTAGAAGTCCCCAAATCGTTGTTGTCATCTTTGCCGGGCTTTAACTCTCCAGCCGAGTCAAGGCGTATAATATCCACGTCATTGGTGTTATCCCACCCTGCGGTCCAGTAGTCATTCTGCGCTGCATAGGCAAAAACAGCTATGCTTAAAACACCAAGCAAAATCAAAAGCCGTCGCATCTAAATCCTCCTTCTGCTGATATTATAAATATCATCAGCCGTGGGGTCTTCCGGCTCGAGGCGGTTCATAATCTGCTTCCATTCAGTGACCAATTTTCCGAACATCTCCACCATTTTGATGGTCTTCTGCACCGCCCTTTCAAAATCGGCGGGTCCCGAACTTTTCATTGTCCGATTCGCCTCACTCAACGACGGAAGATGGACTCTCAGAAGCACCTCAATCTCTTTTTTTCTTTTAGAAAGAACCGCCCGGGTTCGCCCCTTTGCTTCCAGAGAAGCATCTGCTTCAATCTGGTGCCCGATTTTATTTATCTTCCTCTCAATATCATCTTTGTACTGCAAAAGATGGGGCATATTCTCCTGCGCCTCGCTTCCCCTGCCTATCTGGGCAGGGGTCAAGCTGAACTTTAGAGATTTATGCTTCTGCTCAAGCCGAGACCTGTCTTCGGGTCTCAGCTTGTCGAGGCGGTTTTTTCTAACCAGGGATTGGGTCATCTTCAGCTAGTCGTGCTCCCCGCTATCCACCTCCAGTCAGACGGTCCGTAGCTGTAGCGCATATAGCCGGCGAATTTTGACTGCAGGGTTTCGAAGTCCTTGTCACGGAAAAACTCAGGTTTAACGCGGTCAAACCAGTTGAGAGCCTGCTTCATCATCCGCGAGTCAATTAGAAACCACGCTGCCGCATCGGTCAGATAATTCGCCCACACAAGCAGTTTATACTTGCCGAAATGGAAATTGGCGTTGTTAAGCGCCGTATCCACCTTGCCCTTGCTGTTTATAATCTCGAAAGCCTTATCTTCAAGCTCCATAGGAGCCAGCAACAGATCGGGTTCTATCTGGATAGTGCCCCCAATGGGGTCTCTAAATTTCCTCATCAGCCTCCGATTAACTTCTACGTTAATTGGTGTTAAGGCAAGCGCAAACCTGTTGTCCTGGGTAGCGGCGCCCTGCTTGCTGGTGTGGGAGTTGTGGCAAAGGGCAAGACTGTCGCCGTAAGTAACAGAGGTGTTGAAAGCATCATTGAACACGCTTGCGGCATCGGCTTCCCTGCGTCGCCTCGCGCCCATCGCCAGCTTCGCCGGCTTGCGGTTGATGACGTTGTAGAGGTCATCGTCAATCAGTTTCCTCTCCACCTTAAAGCCGCGGACGAGTTCCTCATGGGTATAAGTGGTCTTATATCCCTGCACGGCGTCGTCGTACTGGACCTGGCCGTTGAACTCCTCGAAATCTTCAATAGGCCCGTCTTCCAAGTCGAACTCCTGTGCTTTCGTCGAGGTTTGCTCGTTGAAAAGCATAGAAATATTCGACGGCATTTCTTGAAAATAATCCGTGTAGATTTTTCTCAAGCCGGGCGTCAGTAGCTCTCCCCAATTTTCTGCGATAAACGGCATGTTCTTTTCCTCCTATTATCAGCTAAGCGGCATAAACGCGTGGTCAGTGGCCACAACGTCAGAAAAAATTTCTCCGGTGGCATCCAGCGTTCTCGCCCCGTCCGCAACAGGATCAAGAGGATGCATCGGAATTCCTTTACCCGGACACTTCATATAGTTTTCCACGACATGAAGCCGGGCGGTGCCTACGGCTGCGGTTGAAGAAAGTTTATCCGCAGCGGTGTTTACCACCGCCAACTGATGAAATCTCGGCAGAATCTTGATTATGTAGTCGCCGGATGCCAAGGCGGTACTAAAGGCGGATTTTAACGTCGCTGAACCGGATGCGGAAGCGGTCAAAAGGCGAAGTTCGTAATTTGTGTTGCTGTTTACAGTGTAAACCCATCCGCCGTCAATGTTATTTTCCAGCGAACCCACCGTGACTGTCGTAGTGGCACTAGTGGCCGCTAGGTCGTCAGCCGCCAACACGCCGTACTTCGCCAGATACACAGCATGGGGGGCGATTATGACCCTTCTCTTTTGATTGTAAGTCCCCGACTGAGTTGAATCGGTGACGGTGCTTAAATATTCCTCAATCAAAACGCCGACAGCATCAGCACAAGCGCCGGATGCAACAACGCAAAAACCGCTATCGGTCCCCGCGGTTGCTCCACGCATAACCAATGCACCATACACCATTGTGGTAGTGTTATGAAAGCACACCATATCCCGAGATGCGGGATCGCCACCAACCAAACTGTAATGAAATTCCATATCTTTTACCCCCTGTATCCAACAGGGACCTTGCGAGGCCCCTCTTTTGTAAGATTGTGCCCGTCAACATTCAGGCTGTGACAAAATCTGCAACCATGCTGTTTGGAATCGTCGGTTTCTATGACATCCGTTGTGCCGGTGGGAGTCGTCACCGTGGTTGTTTTAAGCAGGGAACTCATCTCATCTCGCGCATCACCCACACTGATTTTGGTGACATCGTTGAGCATCCCGCATTGGTAACAGCGGATAAAATTGGATTCATCCGCTTCTATTGGAGCTTTTTTTGCGTAGGATTTTAAATAATCATGAGGAGTTCCGCCTGTCGCTGTTGGATGCGTGTTTAACATCAGCGTGTATGTTTCTGTAACTCCTCTATCGTAAACTTTTTACCAGGGTTTAGTGTTTCCACTCCCTTTTCTTTAGTATACCTTGACATCTCTTCTATTTGTCCCCCAAAATATTTATCGCAGATAAACTTCTGGGATTCCGAAAGGCCCTCGTAGGTAGGCTTCTGCTCTCCGCCGGAAGAAGTAGGTCTTCCCAATCCACTCACATTACCCCCCTTTATCGTGGTTCCGCCGCCGCCAGTGCCGCTATTGCCGTCGCCCTTTACTATCGTCCCCATATTCTTGCTTCTGACGATATGGGCGGCATTCACCCACGCATCAGTGTTGGCTTTCACGCTCTCGGGCTGATTGCCCATAACCTCTTCAACCTGAGCCATCAAAGCCTCATTCCCGGCTCCAAGGGTCTTCTCCGCCGCGCCCTTGCCAGTAGTCTGTGCAAACCCCGATGTCGCCCGCGCTACACTTTTTTCTATCATCCCGCCGAAGTAGTCAACCTGCTTGCGGGTAAGGCCGGTTTCCTCTTCAATTTGCTCATACTGCTTGTCGATGTCGGCAGGCGCCGATTGCGAAGAAATCATGGTTCTCAGGGTTTCAATCCTCTTCACAACGTCTTCCTGGCTCTTCTTCGCATCTTCCTGAGACTTCGCTTCGGCTGCTTTTTTCTCTTCTTCCTTAGCCGCCGCCGCTTCTTTTTCCAATTTCTGCTGCGCTTCCAAAGCCTTTTCTTCGTCAGTCATTTATTCCTCCAATTTTTTTATTTTGCTTTCCGTAACTTCAATCTGCTCATGGATTTCCTTTGCATGTTCGTCCGCCCTTGCAACGCGGTTTATAAAATTCTCCGTCACCTCTATCTCGGTGAACATCCTGCGGAGGACTTTAAGATGCATCGTGTCCGTGGCATCAGGAAAGTCTTTCCTAAGCAACTCGTCCGTAAAATTTGCAAGCTCATTTTTTTTCCCTTTTAAGACCTCTTCAATCTCCCTCTTTAGATTAACAAACCCTGGGTGGATGGACAACGTCTCAAAGCTCTCATCTTTCTCTCTTTCCCGATGAAGAAACCGAAGATACTCAGCTAGTTTAGTCTGTTGGTGCTGTCGGCGTTCCGATTCCTTCTGGGCCACCCATCCCTCCTTCACCCGCGGGTGCGAGTAACTGCCCAGGCACTTGTCCTGGCTGAAGCATCGTCGGCGGTGCAGTCTTTATATGCCTTCTCAAACTCTCCGCTCGCGCCGCGAATAAAAGCTGATTAAGCAGTTCCCTGTGAGCCGCGTCATTTCCTCCCACCATAGGGTCCTGCATTAAACCGTTGTAAAGCAGCCACCATTTCTGCAACTGAATCTCGGGGTTCTGGCTTACAGAAGTCTTGGCGATTCTGATGCGCATATTCTCCGTTGTTATGTCGCTTCTCTTAAACTCCTGTTTCTCTATAATCCCCCCAGTAGTCTGGCCCTCTCTCAAAGCCAAATCCCTGGACTCACTCATCGCGGGAAAGTCGAGATCGTCTGCGCCGAACTGTTTATAAAGCTCCATCACCTGAAAGCCGATTCCATTGAAGCCTTCGTTCTGCGCCGCATCCCCCGCCAATTCCTCCATGCAATCATCCAGGCGGACATTCGACTGCTGCAGAAGCGTCTGCACCTTCAAGGCGGGGGCCCTAGGGTCAAGCCGCGTCTCCTTGCCCGAGCGTAGCTGGCTGACTCCCGTAACCTGGTCGGCTATGGCGAATGACTGAGTTTCCTCATTTTGGCTCTGGGAAAAATCCGTTTCTTTGATGTCAAACTGCTTCAGAGTATCAGGATTGGTTAGATAATATACCCTGCCGGGGACAAACGTTTGGTCTCGGCGGGTCGGGTCAAACTCCGACTTATAGCCTTTTTTCATCTTGAACGTCGGCACTGTGGTTATGGTGCGAGAATTGACCCTCTGGTTCCTGCCGACATTAACCTCAAGATTAGTGTCCTCCAGCATCTCGCAGAAGCCGCGGTGGAGAAAACGATTCGGGCGCTTCTTTATTCCGCAGGGGACAAAACAATCCTTGCCGTGATTATACGGGTAGTGCCAATACTGCAAAAGCGTTTTTGACTTGGGCTCATAGGCGAATATATACCTTTCTTCGATGCCGTCGTCGTTAATATCGTAGCGATGGATACCGTCAAAGATGACAATCTCATCAATATCAGAAGCGCGGGAGATTCCCTCGTTCAAATCCTTATCCTTGGTACCCATGTCTTCCCTTCCGGCGCCTTTGACTTTCTTTATCTTGTCGTAAGAACCCTCTCTATACCAATTATTCTGCTCGCTGTTGGCTACGGCTGAAAGCCTGGCAGTGAAGCGTTTGCCCACCAGCTTGGCGAAGCGGGTCTGCACGGCGGTAATAGGAGACATGACAAAATCGTTAAGCTCGATAACGGAAATAAGCGGACCGACATAGATGGGCCTCTCCGTCTCCGTTTC